TAGGTGCAACATCTTTAATGGATGACCCCGACTTCCAATTCAATGATTCGTCATTGTCTGTGGCAGACAACAACTCTTCACTTGCATATTTCTATGCAGCGGAAGGTATGGTAACGGCACCCGACAAACTGATAACTATGCCAGCAGCAGAAATCGAATTCAAAGTAACGTCAACATTGTTGACAGATTTGAAGAAGGCTGCAGCGGTATTAGGAGTCAACGATTTGATACTTAAATCAGATGGTACTACTGTAACCCTAGTGGTAACAGATAAGAAGAGTCCTACTTCTAATACGTTCTCAAGAATCGTAGAAGCAGAAAGTAATGGAAAATCTTATGAGATGAATTTCAAGATGGAAAATCTTAAGATTCTAGATGGTAACTATGATGTTCAAGTATCATCAAAAGGTATATCTCATTTTAAAAATGCAGATGTAGAGTTGGAGTATTTTATTGCACTGGAGCCAGATAGCAAATACAATGTATAACCTATATATTAGTAGTGTGAATATTGCGCCAGTCTCTGCAATGTACGCGGGAGTCGTCCTCACTCATCATTGGGTGGACGGCACTGCAAACCCGGCGGGGGGTTTGCTCCTATGAATGAATTTCTCTACGTAGAAAAGTATCGTCCTCAAACTATTGATGACACTATACTACCTAAAGACCTTAAGGAAACCTTTAAGGAGTTCGTAAAGAACGGAGAGATACCTAACCTATTATTGTGTGGGTCAGCAGGTGTTGGTAAGACGACAGTTGCAAAAGCATTGTGTAATGAACTCAATGCAGACTTTATAGTAATCAATGGTTCCGATGAAGGACGATTGATTGACACACTCAGAACAAAGATTAAGAACTTTGCATCCTCGGTTTCATTATCGGGTGGTGCAAAAGTTGTTATCTTAGACGAAGCAGATTACATATCTGCAGACTCAGTTCAACCAGCTTTGAGAAACTTCATAGAAGAGTTCTCGTCCAACTGTAGATTTATCTTTACATGTAATTACAAGAATAGAATTATTCCACCATTACATTCTAGAACTACGGTTATAGATTTTGGTATTACACCATCACAAAAACCTAAACTTGCACAGCAGATGTTACTCAGATGTAAAAACATTTGTGAGATAGAAAACATTCAGGCAGATGAACGTGTCCTTGCAGAACTTATTATGAAGTTCTTCCCCGACTTTCGAAGATGTCTAAATGAGATTCAACGTTACGGTGTTAGTGGTGTTATAGATAGTGGGTTAATTTCAACTCTCTCCGAAGAGAAGTTAACCCCCTTGATAGATAATATCAAAGGAAAGAATTGGTCTGCCATGAGAAAGTGGGTTGGTTCAAACTCTGATAATGATTTTAATACATTATTCAGAAAAGTTTTTAATGCACTGGAACAGAAATTGGAACCCCAATCAATTCCAGCTGCCGTGTTAATAATTGCAGACTATCAATATAAGGCTGCATTTGCAATGGATTCAGAGATAAACTTTGTTGCTTGTCTTACTGAAATCATGGGAGAATGTAAATTCAAATGAGTGAATACGATGATGTCGTAGATAGACAAAGGAGATTACTCCTTGCAGAAGAATGGGCAAGAGGTGTTAAGTCACTCCATGCACATGCACTCACTTCCTGCTGGTACGATACTAGGGGTAACGATGGTTCAGTATTGGACATTGAATACAACAACGGTGTCGTCATGAGAGAGATTAAAGAGACAGGTGAGACTGTATTCTTTGGTGAACCTCTTGAAGGTGATGCACTCCTATCAGCTTTCGGACAGAATACAGGAAAGTAAATGCAGAAACGAAATCCGTTCGATTTTGTTAAGTCGGTCTCTTCCGATAAAACTGATATCATGGTTGATGATATCGAAGAGAAAGCATATCAGCCATTCCTAATTAACAAATCTTTGTCTTACCACCAAGATTCTGTTTTCTTTACTAACGAAATGAATTGTCGCCACGGTCTAGACAACCGTCTTCAGTATGTATTTTTCCTAAATACTTTACGAAAACGACAGAGATTTTCTAAATGGTCTAAACCATACGTTAGTAAAAAACTCGATGTCGTAAAAGAATATTATCAGATGTCAACAAGAGAAGCAAAAGAATTATACACTCTCTTATCTGATAAACAATTACGTGAGTTGAAGAACAGAATGAATATTGGTGGTAATAGCAATGGATGATGCACAAGAAAAAATAGTACAAGACCTCGTAGAGGTAACCTTCCCCGAAAAAGACGACTTCCTAAAGATTAGGGAGACACTTTCACGCATAGGTGTTGCATCTAGAAGAGAGCAAGAACTATTCCAATCATGTCACATTCTACACAAACGTGGTAAGTACTACATCACTCACTTCAAAGAGTTATTCAAACTCGATGGCAAACCTACAAACATAGATGAGTCCGATATAGGTAGACGTAATACTATCTGTAAGCTTCTAGAACAATGGAAACTCGTCACTTTAGTTGATGCAGCTAAGATAGAACAACCCACTGCACCTCTTTCTCAAATCAAAATCATACCTTACAAAGAAAAGACCAACTGGAAATTGACCACTAAATACTCTATTGGTGGTACCAAATAGATAAATACTTCTGTTAACTTAAACAGGAGAAACTTATGTGGGATTTTATTAGTAGTGTCTGGGCATTCATGTCTGCGATACCAGCAATCATATCAATATGTTCAGTGATAGTTATGATGACGGATACACCGAAGGACGACGCCATGTGGGCGAAGTGCTATAAATACATTGAAGTCTTTGCACTTGCCATTGGTAAAGCAAAAGACAAGAATCCATTATTGGATAAATAAAAAAATTAGGAGAACATTATGGACGGAATAGTTATAGTAGCATTACTTGCTGTTGCATTCTTGTTTTTCGTTGTAAAGGGTAAGAAGAAGCAGGTTGCTTCTAAACCTTCAACTAAAGCTAAGCCAAGAGAGATACTAAGTGTTGCCGAGTTAAAGAAACTCACTAAGAACCAACTAGTAGAACTTGCAGATAAGAAGAACCTTAAGGTTAAGAAATCTGGCGCAAAAGCTGCAGTCATCAGCGAAATTCGTGAACAATTGAAATAACTCTACACGAGTTGGGAAAGAGGGACGTTCATCGTCCCTTTTTTACGCGTACAACTAATCAAAAAACATAAATAATTGCATGAATGAGATATTTGAATTGATAGGTGAAGTGGGAGCCCCAATTGCTGGAAGCATAGTGATGGGTTTCTTTATCTTTACTGTTATCAAACAAATCCTTGAGGGGGTTGTTGATGATATAAAAACGTTAACAATGTTCTGTAAATCATTAGAGAACCGTGCAAGAACTATGTCTAACGAAATGATTAAGATAGACTTACTAGTTTCCTCTGCACTTGAATTGAGACCCGATATAGAACGCATAGCACGTGCAGAAAATTTTATAGAAGACGGTAAACTCGACGTAAGAAGAGATTAATATGGATAAGATTGACGTTGTAGTAAATACAGACCCTACATTAGTAACTATACTTAATGACTATGGATTCCCAATCGTTATGATGGTTGGACTAGGATATTTCATCTATTATATTTGGTGGTTTGTAGGCAATAAGCTAGAACCCGAAATAGAAAAACAACACTTTGCACTAATCAAAGTGATTGACCAAATCAGAATGTTAGACCAAGATTTAATACGTTTACAGCAGAAGGTGGACGTAGTTCTAGAGTATAAAGAGAATAGTAAAAAGCGAGAGGCAAACAATGCAAAAGATAGCAGCGATAATAATTAGTTTAGTGTTTGCACTAGGTGTAAGTGCAGACGAAATTGTACATAAATTTAAGAGTCCTTCCTTTAATGGTATAGGAATCTCAGCACATTATCTCACGATTGAGAACCAAGAGAAGTCAAGACGTGACAAGATAAAGCAAGACCTTGAAGATGCAATTGCCAAGGCAGATAGAGAAGCACAGAACACAACGCTTGCAAAATTTTTAAGAAACGTAGAGAGTAGAATTTACGCTCAGTTAGCAAAACAGTTAGTAGAAAATATGTTCTCTAACGGAACGGCTGCAGCTTACGGAACATTTGTAATGGAAGGAAACACAGTCACGTATGAAAGAATGACTGGAGAGGATGGAGTTGACTTTATCCGTTTAACCATTGTGACTGAAGATGGAACAACAACAGTATTAGATATTCCCGTAGGAACAGGAAGCTTTTAATTCATGAGACTTTTTGGATTAGTAGGATTATTAATCTTGCTCACAAGCGGTTGTGCTAGTATTCCTAGCATGACAGACTCATGTGAATCTCTTGTTATGTCAAAGATTGGTGAGTGTGTTGAGAAGGCAGAGGTGGTAAATATACCTACCTATAAAGAACTTGCTGAATTACCCCCAGCAGACACAATGCCAGTGGTTGCAGTATACGCTTTCATGGATAAGACAGGACAACGTAAGAGTAAAGATGGAATTGCATCTTTCTCCACTGCAGTGACACAAGGTGCCGAATCATTTTTGATTGATGCACTTAAGACTGCAGCGAAGGGTAAATGGTTTAGAGTAGTAGAGAGAACAAGTTTGGATGCACTCGTAAGAGAGAGACAAATCATTCGTTCTACTAGAGAAGATTTTGCAAATCAGAAAGGTAATGAAGATGCCCCAACAGGTATTCAACCCTTGCTGTTTGCTGGAATCCTACTGGAAGGTGGGATTATTGGTTATGATGCTAACATTGAAAGTGGTGGAAGAGGCGCAAGATATCTAGGTATCGGTTCAAGTGTTTCCTACCGTAGAGATGTAGTCACCGTATCGTTGAGAGGAATATCAACTTTAACTGGTGAAATTTTACTAAATGTACAGACTCAGAAAACGATTCTTAGTACAGGCGGTGGTTATGATGTATTCCGCTTCGTTGATATGGATACGAAGTTGGTGGAAATGGAAGATGGTAAAGCAGAGAACGAGGGTATTACGAAAGGAACACGTTCTGCAATTGAGCTTGCCGTTTTAGAACTAATATACCAAGGACACGATAGAGGTTTTTGGGTAATTAAAGAAGGACATCGTCACCCCCATGGTCAACATGGAAGGAACGAATTACATCTTACAGAGGAAAAACTAAATGAAGAATAAACTATTACTCATTATGTTAACATTAGGATTATCGACTACTGCATTTGCAGGAGCTGATGATAACGAAATTTGGTTACAGCAGAGTGGTACTGCACTAGTATTGAATTTCACACAGAAAGGTTATGGCAACAAAGTTGGCGGAGATGATTTCTCAGGCACTTCAATTGACATGGTTTTAACTGGTGCAAACAATACTTTGACGTTACTACAATATGGTGACACCAACAAACTGTACGGCCCTTTCCTTGCAGATACTTCAACAGTAAACTTAACGTTCACTGGTGATAGTAACTCGATGGATTGGAACGTAGGTTATGCTGGTTCAGCTGATAATATCAACATGTTAGGAGTCGTTACAGGTTCATCTAACACATTTGATATCGACGTTGGTTACGAGGCATCTGCTGAATACTTAAACTGGGACTTAGTAACAACTGGTTCAAGTAACGTATTCACAACCAAAATTGATTCAGATAACGCTGTTTGGAACTGGACTGTTACAGGTTCAACAAACGACATCAACACTCAACAATCGGATGCAACAGATAACAAAATCACAGCAGTCTTAACTGGTTCTGCAAATGATATTGACATCATTCAGAAGAGTGGTTCAGATACAGGTTGCCCAAGTGGTCAATCTTGTAGTGGTATTATCGACGTATCTTTCGTGACTTCTAATGCAAATATTGACATCATTCAAAAAGACGATAACGATTAATTTTCTTCTTATCGGTTCATTAGCACTTGGTGCTGAACCGATAGGACAGATTATAGAACAGAAGGGATACGCTGGTTTACAGAGAGACGGTTCACAAACTATCTTATCTGCATCCGAGTTACCCGATGTGCTGATGTATGATACAGCACAGACTCAGAATGGGAGAATGAAAATCCAGTTCCAAGGAACTGAACAACTGGATTTGACAGAACACTCTAAGGTTTGGATAGACGAGGTTTACTATGACCCCGACCCATCCAAGTCCAAAATGGCCATCCGAATGGCACAAGGCACCGCCCGATTTGCTTCGGGTTTTGGTGGAAAGATTAAGAAAGCTAACATAAATATAACTACACCGACTGCACAGATAACGGTTAACGGCACCGACTTCACAACTTCTATCGATGAGATTGGAAGGTCACTTGTGATTCTGCTACCCGATAAATGGGGAGCTCCATCGGGAAGTATCTTGGTTAGTAATGCAGGCGGACAAGTGTTATTGGATGAAGCTTATCAAGCAACGATGGTTTCAACCTATGATGATTCACCAACTAAACCAGTGGTGGTCAATGGGATAACACCTAACTTGATTGACAATTTATTCATTGTCAGTCCACCCGAAGAGGTGAATGAACAGGTTGCAGAAGAACAGAGTAAGAGTGAGAACGATTCGAGTAACGTTCTTGACGTGGACTTCCTAGAGTTCAATGACCTAGAAGAGGATTACTTTGAAGACGATGAGTTAGAATACACAGAGCTCGACAGAGATTTATTAGATGTCGATTTCTTACAAGATTTACTAGACGTTGTTTTAGATATTGACCGTAAGGTTGGTCTCGATAGACAACAGTCTCAAGCATTCGGGGTTGTCCGTATTGACGGAACACTCCCAGGCTTTGACAAAGACACACAATATTCAACTATTGTAGATAAGGGTCTTGGTCAAATATGGTTCTACAGGGAAGTTAATGGAATTATATCTATTAAGATTCCAATGTTTGCACAAGCAAGTATTAGAACCATAACAGACGAAAAAGAGTCATCAATACAGGTGGGTGATGGTTCGTCTCTAAATATAACCATCACACAAACAAACTAGGAGAATATATGAATATACTAGAAAAACTTCGTTCATGGCATGAAACACAAATGTTTGGGTTTCAAAAAGCTATGAGACTTGACGACTACCACATGATGTGGTTGTGCTTCATGGAAGGAGTGGTCTTATGTTTAGTATTTCAATGGTTATTTTAAACTAAAATGAAAAGAATTTTATCATTATTAATAATGCTTCCCTTGTTAGTCATCGCAGATGATGACAACAAGGTTGATGTTAACACTACTGGGAGTCAGTCTAATGATTCCCTAGTGTTTAATCTAACACAAATAGGTTATAACAACGATACCGTCTTTACACTCGGTGGTTCTAATAACTCATTTCTAATTAAACAAGAAGGAAACAACAACGAGATTTCCTTTGTAGATTACTGGGGTTCGGGAGAAGCTTGGGGTGGAGACCTCGATGGTAATAACAATGCATTACACTTCGAACAAAATTGTACTCGTGGTTCCAGTTGTGGTAAATCTGATATAGGATTTCACATTCAAGGAAATGATAACTCAGTTCGATGGGGTCAAGGAAAGACTCTAGCAAACGCTTCAGATGAGACATTTTCACTCGATTCGGATGAGGGTGGTAATCATAAACTAAACCTAGACATTCACGGTAATAATAATTCAGTCGCAGGGTTTCAAAGAAATGGTGCTCAAAATCAATACTCGGGTCACACTGCAACCTTATACATCTATGCAAATGATAATTCACTTTGGGTGAAACAAGAGAATGATGGTGCAAAGACTTTAAACTACACTAGTAGAACAGATGATAATACAGGACATATAGTTCAAATGGGTAGTGGGATTCACACTTCAACCATAAATCTCACTGGTACATACCCATCAACTTTGAATTTATTGCAAAACTCAAGTACAAATCAATCGTATACACTCACACAAAACTGCGTTACAGTAGGTGGATGTAGTGTTACAATAACTCAAGAGTAATGTACTCTTGGAAAGCGTGTCTTGTTACGATACTTGCCCTCTTTGCATTAAAGGTTACTAATCCTTATTTCATAGAGAACATATCTTGGTCATGGTTTGATTACCTACACCAAACAAAAGGAGAATTTTATGTTGACGACATCGTTCTTGTCGATATCGACGAGAAATCTCTTGAAACTTTTGGACAGTATCCTATACGCCGTGGGATTTATCGTGACTTGCTTCTTGATACCCATCACAGCAATACTCATATCTTTGGTATGCTAT